GATGTTGGAATTATAGCTAATGGAAGCCAATCAACATTATTTAGTGAACTTTCTACTATAATAGAATAAGTAAGATCGGCATTAGATTGAATACCTACGAAGTTTATTTGTTGAGTTGCATCATCTCCATAATCATATGAAATCTCACCATCTTGAGCATTCTGAGTACAAGCAGTTAGTGGGTCTCCATCAAAAGCATTTTCGGCAACACCACTACTAGCAGCAGCAGTTCCATCTAATTGACGTGTTGATGTTCTAAGATTTGCTTGTATGATGTTACTAACTGTAACAGGCAAAATATATTGTATCTGCGCAGGTACAAGAGACAGATAACTAGATTCTAAAGTCCAAAGATTTATACTTTTATTCATCCACTCTAAAAGCAGAAGATCAATACTTCTTTTAGCTGAATCTAACTTTTGAGGTTCTACAAATTCTCCTAAAATACCTATTCTTTCAAAAGCTTCTCTGATAATAAGCTCAATTTGAATAGATTGAAAATTAAAAGTTCCAGAAGTAGGTAGCATTGATATTACTCCTGTAAAAATATAAAGTCAAAAGTATCGGTAATAGGGGTTGCGGAGCTATTAACTTTTAATAGCACAAAATTAGTAATCTCACTTGAATTTCCTATTTGTGAAGAGGTTTCATTTACAAACCCCAAAGCAGGAAAAAATTTTGTAGTTAGTTGGTCATTAAAAGCAAGATAATTGTTATTAACTTGATCGAGCGTTTGAAATAATGAATAATTAATACCTGAACCAGCTGGTAATAATACTGTCGCAGAATAATTAATCACAGTTGTTGCAACAGTATTAACTACAATCAAAGGTAAAAATCCCGCGTTACCAGTTCCTGCTCTAATCCCAGTAACTGCTGCACTTGCTGTTACAGATATAATAATGTCATAATATTTTGTGCCATATACTGTAGCACCGATACCTGGACCAGGTATATTCTCGGTCACATAAGCGCCATTTTGAAATCCTGCAATTGTAAACGATGTACCAGTATTATTAGTAGAAGAACTAATTGATATTGATCTTATAACTTTTGTTTTAATAAAAGAAATCTGGTTAGGAATACTAGGATCTGCAAATGTTCCATTTAATACTAGATTACCAGGCGATGCTAAATTCTGCAAAGCCGCTACAGCAGATAAATCTTGTATTGGCCAGTTTAGTTTGGTAAAAGTTGACATTAAGACATCTCTTTTTAATTATTATTTTCGTCCAAAAACCCTTAATGTCTCAGCTAAATTAGCTCTTTTTCTGGTTAAAGAATTTTTAGAATGTTCGGCTTTTTCTAGTTTTTTCTCAGGAATTTTCTTGCCCTCAGGAACTCCTAAGTCTTTATGTAAAGCACCTTTGTGTTCTGGGTTAATAGCTCCTTGAATCCAGTTTTTTCCAGATTTAGCCATTATTTCTCTTTTTGCTCTACTATGCGCCATATTAATTCCTTATATTTGTCTAAAATTCATATCAATACTATTGGCTACCTCTGCCGCTTGTCCACTGATATAGATGAGGAGAGAGTTGTATGGTGGTGATGGTTGAAAATATGGGGCAACTCCCGAAGGAGGAACTGGAAATATATATTGATCTTCAGCTTCATCCTCCTTAATTGTAAACAAATTAAAATTATTACCTACAGCAGCTAAAAAAGTTGCGCCATTATTTTTAATATCTAAAACTGTACTAAAAATAGTTGTGTGAATACTTGCAGCAGTTAATTTTGATGTAGTCAAAATATAATCAATATTATCACGCTCAAGATTAATATTAATCAATGGGAAGAAGCCAGTATATCCTGTGCCAACGCTTACCTGGTTTACAACTCCATCTGTTGTTATGGAATAAATTTTGTCATAAATTTCTGCGGAATAAACAGTATTACCGTTAGGTCCTGCTAAATTTTCGGTAATAAGAACTCCATTTTGAATGCCACTTATAGTAAAGCCCACTCCCCCAAGGTTATTTGCAGAAGTAAGAGAAATAGATCTGCTATATCCACGATCAATAAATGATACCTGATTTGTAACTCGATCAGCGAGATTACCATTTAAAATAAGATTAGCCGCACCCAAAATATCTTGCAGCGCACATACATCCAAATTATCAGCTATTGGAAAAACATATCTTAAATATCTAGACATAGGGCGACTCTCTTTTAAATTTAAATAAGTATGTAAATTAGATGTTTTTATTCTAATTTACATACTTTTTAAGTATGTGCAAAAATTGCACATACAGCTAATTAAACTCCAGGTGAACCAAAGATCCCACGTGGATTAGATACGCCAAAAGAATAACGCTCAGTAGCCTTAGCCATAACGTTATCTGTTGGATAATCGACGTAAGTATCAGTCTCAACCGGTGTTCTTTGAAAATGTTTTAACCCATCTTCTGCATCAGTAATGATAAACCAAGCAGTAGCCGAAGTTAGATACTGATTAATTTTGTAACCGTCAGGAATATAGTCATTGTGATACAATGCGTTAATATCATTGTTTGCTACATCCACACGGAAAGCAGAATTAAGCAACCTAGAAGCGGCAAATTGCAACTCTCTCGGTAAAATAAGTTTTTTAGCCATAGTCTGAGACAAAATTCCACTTTGCATTGGGAATTTTTGAATCAAAATAATAGCTTGCTCTACTCCTGCCTCACTAAAATCAACGTTTGGAGTACCATTACCAAAAGCATTGGAGAATACACCACCATCAATTGGGTGAGTTGTAGAACATACTGATTGACCGTCACCGATAGGATAAGCCGCATTAAAAGCATTATTTAATACATTTGCACCAAGAATATTCTTAGTTACCCTTAAAGAATTTCTAAGTGAAATCGCTTGTTGTGGGAACTGATTTTGATACAAGTTATCTTCAACGGCTTCTTTAGTAATTGTAAAACTTAAACCCACCCTTTTGTGAATATAATTTGTTACAATTCTTTGACCCATACTATCAGTAGCAATAGGTTGGCCTTCTGGTTTTATATCAGCTGCGCCAAGATATTTCATCTCAACTTCAATTTCCTGATACTTGTCTGATTGGTAAGTTTTAAATATCTCTGTCCATTGTTCAGGATATGTTGGATATTGACCAAAGACCGCCTTTAAACCAGGGCGGAGTAACTGAGCAATTTGTCCGGTATTTATCATAATTTTATACTCTTTCTATAATTAAACAGCTACTACGCCAAGAGAACCGCCTCTATAAGCATGATTGTTGATTGTGACCATTACATTTAGGAAAGCGGCAGTTGTTTGATCTGCTACATAACTAATAGGTTGACTTAGATTGTTTGGATCATTGGTATAACCGATCACTTTTAAAGGTAAGGTAATGACAGTATGTGCTGGATCATTTGCCGAAAATGCTCTAGCTAAATAAGCTGCTGATTGACCAGTACGAGTACTACCATCAACTGGGTTAATCGGAACTAAGTTTCCACCTCCACCGCCGAGTCCAAGTCCAAAGTTTTGACCCATTAAACCGTACGGAAAACGCGCCTCGTCCAATGCGTTGTTCCAAGTCGATACTTGTATATCAAAAACTGCACTTGGATCATCGATGACAAGAGCTTTAATTTTACTACCAGGCATCACTGCTGTACTAGCTGGCCAGTAAGGAGCTTTGACGAGTACGCCCGTAGGTAATGTATATTCACAACCCATGAAGACACCAACGATCGAAACAGTATTTGTTCCGTTATTATAATCTGTGGCAAATCCATATCTTGCTATCGTTCCACCACCTTGATTAGCGTTTGCTGTATTCCAAATTACCGGATCTCCTGTAAAGATATTTGTTGCGTAAGTTGCTATTCCGTTTGCGGGAGCGCTTATATAATATGTGTTTGTTTTTTCAGTCCAGCTTCCACCATTGATTGATGAAAGTGGTCTTAAGCCGAATGGTGCATTTACGCCATAAGCCATATAAACCTCTTGTTTTAAATTTAAAAAATTATTTTTTTTAAATCTTTTAAGGTAGAGATTTAAGAGACCGATAAAACGATTTTAAGTTTCGTAGAAACTAAGTAATTGGATAATCTTTTAAGGATAGATTTGATAAACCGATGCAACGTTTTAACGTCTTGCCTGACAAGCTCCTTTTGATGGATAAGGAAGAACCAAAAGATACGATTTTAAGTTTCGCAGAAACTTTAAACTTCTTGTGAATCAAGAATACTAATTATTACGATTGTATTAAAATTATTCATTTCGTCAATAGATAATTTATTATTATATTTTTAATTCGTTTTTAGCTAGACATTATCATAACCGTAGCCCCATAAGGTAGAGCGGTTACTAACTCTCCACTAGCATCAACTACAGAAATAATGACGGAGCTAAGATTTCTAGTTGTCCAAAACCCACTATATACAATGGGTGGTAATGTCGTACCAAGGCTTCCTAACGATATCATTACTCCATAATTGATATTCGCCATAGGTGTATTAAAGACTATTTGATAATAACCTCCGCTTCCAGAGATTGAAGTTACATTAGAATGGTCCTCAATAACTATTGAATTAGAATTCCCAACGATAGTATCAGTAAATATACACCACGCCTTCGGAGTAAATGGGTTATTAAAACTGCCAGAAACAGTTAAATTTGAGATCGTAGTATTTCCATTTGCATCAATCAACACTCCATTAAGATCAAGTTTTCCAGTGCCACTCGTAGTAAAAAGAAGATTAGTATTAATATCTGTAGCTTGCAAATCGTTGCCTGTAACTTCAAAAAAGCCTACTTGAATGGAGTTTAAATCAGACAAATCTGGCAATAAATTGATTACAGGATCAGCTAAAATACCATCACCATCAGTTACATTAATATTAGTACCCGCAGTTATAGTGGTAGTATCCCATGTTAAGGGTGCTGCACTTTTTATTACCGGTATTCCAGTTGTAATAACATTATTTAAGTTAAAAATGGATGCTGGAAGTTTAAAATCAATTATCGCACCGGGTGGAACTACATTGCCATTGGTTATATCTATTGAATTATTAGAGCTTTTAGCTTCAAATGCCACAATGCCGTTATACCCCCCTCCAAATGGAATAATACGCCATAATCCAGCCGCAGTTGATACATCATAGAGTTTAAAATCTATAATATCCCCAGGATTCAAGGTGTATAAAAAGCTGTTGTCGTTTTTTAGTATGTCAAAGGTATAGATAGAAATATTGTTAAATATTACATCCGTACCAGTTGCCGCGAGTGTCGCATCTGGAAGGGTGATTGTCCATCCAGCTTGGTCAGGATTAACATCGTTGAATCCAGCAGCTATTGGGCCACCAACAAAAGAGGAAGGCCATGACAAAACAATATCATCAGTTAGTGTGATTAACTGATACGATACTTGTGTGGGGTAGACTGTACTACCATTTACTACGGTATAAGGCATATTTAAAAATTATTTATAGAAGTTAGAGGAGCGGCAAAACCGCCTAGATCATTACTAACTCCTCGCAATGACTTTATTTTATTTGCATTCAATTCATTAAATGCTTGTGTCGCTCTTTTGCAGAATACGTCTGGACGTTCCATCAAAATCACATCCTTATAAGAAATATATTTCCTAGATAAAGCATTTCGCTCTAATGGATCAAAAGAGTATCCAGGTGCCCTATCGGAAGGGACTAGAGTCCATCCTTTTGCTGCCATTTCTTCTACTCTAAAATTAGCCTCGCCTTTTATTCCGGTGTTCACCCATCTGTAAGAATATCCATCCTTCTTTACACCTTCAGGAAGAGTAAAGGGACTCATGTAATCCATGTTATATTCTTCTCTTGCTTCTTGTATTCTTGCTTCGCTATCTCTTGTTGTACGTGACATAATTATTTACCTTTTTTTAAATCTTCTAATTTGTATCTAAGCCAGTCTTTTTCGCTGATTCCCGCATTGCCACACATTCTTTTTTCATCAGATGTTAGAATCATTTGGGTTGGACCAGAAGTCTTGCCACTCATAGAAGAGGTATAAGAATTTCTAACTGCTCCTACAGGGGCGACAGCATCTAAGCCTTTTGTATTCTTTGGTGATTCCTTTTTGATTTTTGATATGTAATCATCAATATGGTCAAAATATTCATCTGTAAAAAGAGCGGCTTCATTCCCACTGTGATTTAAGTTGACGTCTAAATCATTAATAAATTTTGCAACTTTATTCGCCATATTGACATCATATTGCCCCGAATTAGGATCTAGATATTGATGATCTTCTAACCAATCTTTGGCAATTTCTTGCTCTCTTTCGTTAAAGCGAGGATTTGTATATCCAGATTGTTCATAATCGTTATTTTGTTTTGCAGGCGCAGGCTTTCCACGCTCTTCTGTGTAAGCCCATTTCTCTAGATCATTGATGGTATGTATAGCCTTAGTTAAGGAGATATCAGCTTCTAATAAAGAATCTAAATCACCCTCTTCTATGGCTCTTCTTTTGTTCTCTTTTGCCTTATCTAAATCAGCATAAGCACTCTTCCCATAGTGATAAGTACCTGAGTTTAAAGATTCGCTAAGCATTTGTTTAAGTTGCAAATTTTCCTGATACAAAGCTTCTTTTTCTGCAATAGCTTGGTATTTGCGCTTTTTCTCTTTCCAGATTTTGCTTTTTTTCTTTTCTTGTTCAACAGGTGCCTCGGC